TAAAGATTTAGATTTAGAACGTGAAGAACATCAACTTACACAATTAAGATACGAGAATGTTAAAAATGCTATTAACAAAGAAGTTGATAGATTAAACCAACGCAGACCAGATGTAGAAATACCTGCTGATGAAAAAGGAATAAAATGAACTTAAATAAATTATTTAAAGATTTAGTAAAAGCTGGTGTATTTTTAAACAATGAACAAGGTGTAACAGCATTTGCTAAATTATTAATACAATTAAATACTAAATATCCAGGATGGAGGCAACCAAAATGACAGAATTAAAAGATGAACATTTAGAAACTATTTCTAATAATAGAGGTAAAAAATATGAAATAGATAAAATGGTAGAACAATTATCTGATGCTAGAGAGTCAGTAGCTGTGCTTGGAAATGCTATTGAATGTGGATTTCTACATGATAAACATTCCTTGATTTTGCAAGAATGGATTGTAGAATATGAACAATTAATCGAACAGTTAGATACACATCTAACAGAAATGAGAACACATGGATGAACGTGCACTTAAAATGGTACTTGCTGCAAAGCAATTAGAAATAAATAAACTTAAAAGTAAAATAAAGGAGATGGAAGATAATGATAATGCCAGACAGCGAGATTCTGAGACTAGAAAAACGTCAAAGAGGTCTACAAAGAGTAGCGACAGCAATTAATGATTTAACTATCTATGGAATTTATCAAACTAACTTTCCTAAATTAGTTGAAGTATTAGAACACGCTAAAGATCATGTTAAAGCAGAGATAGATGCTACACGAAAACGTATTATTGAAAATTCTGTATTAAAAATAGAAGAAGTATACACAGATCCATTAAGATCTGAAGTTCAGCAAGAAGCTGATAAAGTAAATGATATGTATACCACAAAAGGAATTTAAGAATTCTGTTTAGGTATGTGCCAAATAATCTAGGATCCTGAGCCTAAATAGATAGAGCCAGATGGGAGACTGTCTGGCTTGTTTAACAAGTGTTAATGTTGGAATTGGCCACAGGCACAAAAGATTAATGCTTGTTAAATTTTAGTCATCTTTACAATCCAAGATGTAGGAATATTAGTACGATCTCCATAAGTATAAGATCCATCTTCTTCAATATATGCTGCAAACAATTTAATAGAGTGTTTGTCTTTAGAGAACAACCAACCTTCGTTCACAGGATTAGCTAATTTCATATTAGTAAATTCTTTTTTCTCAGCCCAACCTGAATCACTTACACAGTCAACCCACTCAACTCTGTATTTGTCATAAGGTAATGTTTGAGAATCTTTAGAAAAAGATATTTTCTTTTTAGTGTAACGTTTTTTTGTCATGTGCAGCCCATATAAATGTTGAATGATCGTTTTCGTCTAATGCATCCATAATGTTATCAGGCACTTTATGACCTTCTTCATCAAATACTAATTGTAAATATGTGCTGTAAATAATTGCAAGAGCCATAGCATCGGCAGCTCTAACTGACATGTCAGGGTGTTGACCTTTAATAAAATCTCCAATAGCTGCAGGTTTTACATTAGTCAAAAAAGTCTCAGAGTAAGGTTTAATTCTTTTGGGAAACTTTAAAATCTTAGTCATATTTACGTACCTCTGGCGAGGATATCCTTATTAGTTATTTGGGTTGCAGTAAAAAATCAACGTTATTTTGTATCTTAGGTACAAGTTCATCGTACACAGTACGCCATAACATAGAATCATCATAAAAAAAGTTCTTATTTTTCCACATATTGTGGTAATGATCATAGAATCTACGACATATTTCGATAGCATCTATGTCTAATTTTATCCAAAAATCTTTTTCACTCATACCATTTGTATGTAATAAATGATGATGAGGGTAACAAAGAGGTACAGTATATTGATCTCCAACTTTTTGTGAGAAACCTCTAGGCATAGCAAAAGTAACATGATGAGCTTGGCATCTTGTGTCCTGGCAAAGTATACAAGGATTAGATGCTACCCATTTTAGGTACTCTTTGTCTTTGATTCTTTGTGCCTTGTCCTCTGATAGTATTGTGCACTTTTTTGTAGCCATAATAAATTGCTAAACTAGATAGTCCTTCATGTACGTTGTTAGATGCTCTGCGTTCTGACATACTTAACATATGTGCTATCTCAATGATACCAAAATTAAAATGACAAAACAACTTCATAATTACAGAAAGACGTTTTCCTATTTCATCATCTACATCTTTGACTGCAAGTGCAGCTCCAAGAGATGATGTAATAAAATCTGTGTTAGCACCATCAATACGTTCTTTTAGAACATTACCAGTACCACCACCTTGAAGTTCACACATAAGACGATACCTAGATCCAGCTTCATATTCTTCAATAGATATGAGCTTTCTATGAAACATATACATTAAACGAGACTCACGTATATTTAACCATACTTTACGTTTGTCTAGAATTGTAGATATTAACTCAGGTTTTTCTATTTGACGCATAAGATACTTTATAATCTTCTATTGCATTATCAACAAAAGATCTAAATTTTTTGTTTTTATTGTATAGATTATTAAGTCTATAAACTCTGTTTTTATTACAATTATGTAAACGAGCAATAGTGCTCTTACACCCATACACTTGTGTAGGGTGCAATAGCCAAGAAAGTAAAATACATAAATTATATATTTTATATTCGTTACTATTACCAACAGTTCTTTTACCTTTTAATATATCTACAGATACATTATAAGATGAACTACAATACTTTTGAATATTATTAACCATAAGGAGATAAACATGAAGATTGAATATAGACATAGTGCTTCAAAAACTAATAGTTTTATTGATAGTCCACCTCATTGGATTATAAATAATTTATATGATTTTGATTCTAAAGCTAATGCCAGAATGATAATGGGTAGTACTGCTGAAGCTGCAGCAGAACACGCTTTGCAAAACCAAATCACTGATGATGAGGTTATCATAGATTATGCTAAAACCGAATACCTAAAAAATGATGGTAATGAGTCAGATGATGAATGCCTTTGGTCTGGTATAATTGCTACTCAGTTTGTTAAAGAACTTCCACAATTTGGAAAGATTGTTTCTTATCAAAATGAAAAGCAAATACCTGGCGAAAAATATGGTTTAAAATATGACGTTATAGGTAAAACTGACTTTGAGTTTGATGATGTAATCATAGATACTAAAGCTACTGCTTACATTAAAAGACTTAAATCTGGTGCTATTGATAGCAGATGGTATCCAAAAGACGCTGATTTGCGTCAACAAGCCCTTTACAAAGACCTTTTTAATAAACCGACAGCGTTGCTGTATTGTTCTATTAAAGACGTTTACAGCGTAGATATGGAGGGCAGAGAGGGTCATTTAGAGACCATTATACAAGCTATGAGTATTATAGAACATATTCTAGATATAGCTGAAACTAAAGAAGATATTGTAAAAATGTACCCTTTAGTTATGGATAACTTTAGATGGGGTAAAGGCGACAATGATCCAATCAAAGTATTTGCAAGAAAAGTATGGCAAGATACTTGGAAATAAGTTATAAAACGTAAATGCAAAAGTTTGGAAATATAATAAAACAAATAAACAAAAGGACAAATATGGAACACGAGACGTTAGACGATGGTAGTGACATGACTATATATGGTGAAGCTTTAGGCTCATCAAGATGGCCGAAGGGAGCAAGACTTAAAATTGATGCACAGCCAGTAAGAACAAGTAAAACTGGTAAACAATATCAAACTGCAAGTAGAATAGAATGCTTAAGTGAAGTATCAGATAATTCTGGTTCTGCACCAAGTATGGTTAGTGCTACTGGAGTTCAATCAGTTAGAAATGTTGTTGATCAATTTTCAGAAAAATACAGATTGACTATGAGTAATCTTATAGGTTCTTATATGTCAGGTGGCAAAATACCAACTGAATCAGAGTTTCAACAAATTGATAATCTGGTAAGAAAAGTATTGGAAGCTAAAGCTAATAGTGTAGAAGAAATACTATCAGACGATCCACCATTTTAACAGTTTCTTATCTCCCTCGAGTTAGAAAACTAGGCATTACTGCAATATAAGGTTCTTCATTGTAGTAGTGCCTTTTTATTTATAAGGACTTTATGATTGAATTATTAATGATGTTAATGATACCACAAGAAATTAATCCACAAAAATTAGGTATGAAATATATTCTTAAAGAGAAATTTATTGACTATAAATCTTGTGATGAATATGTTGAACAGAATACTTATTTTAAAGAAAATCCAAATTACCAAGAAGGTAATGGAGAAGTATGGGGACATATGTATTATAAAATAGATAAAGAAGAATACCAAGTTATGTTAACATATTGTAAACCAACTAAGGAGAATGAATGATTACAGAACAAAGATTAGAAAAAGCGTTAGCATTTTTATCTGAAACAGATGAGAGTAATGCACAAGCTAATGCTAATGTTAAGTATCTTGATAGATTACTTAAACGTAAAAAAGCATTACACATAACTGGTAACTCAGAAGATAAAAGTATATCTGCTAAAGAACAATCGTATTATGCAAGTGATACATATAAATCTGCAGTAGATGAATTGTTTGAAGCAGAAGTTAAATCTTCTACATTAGAAAACAAACGTGATAAAGAAGGTCTTATTATAGATCTATTTAGAACATTAGAAGCTAGTAGACGTAAAAATACTATATGATTTATAAGTTTAAGAGATGGGTTTTACTTCCTGCTTTTGCAGAAGTTATTATCAAAGCTGACTCAGATGAAGAAGCTATTAAGATACATAGTTCTTTAGACTCTAAAAGTTTAACTTGGGAACAAGCAGAAACTGTAGAGCAGCGTATGACATACGAAATTGTTAATGAACAACCATCAGATTAAATTGTTTAGAGCTATTATAAATCAAGCTATACATGACGCTATGTATGATGGTGTATACAAATATCATATTATAGATAAACGTAGTGCTATAGAGTGGCTTATTGGTAACTCAATAGACTTTAGAACTATATGTCATTATGCAGACATAGATCCTGAAAGAGCTTGTAGAAAATTTACTGCTGCTATGAAGTTAGATCTATATGCTTTAAGAGATGATCAAAATAGAGTGTTGAGTAAACCAAGAAAAGAATATAAACATAAAGGTAAATACAGGTTAACATTTAATGAGCAAAGTTTGGAACAAACAGATTAAAGGTAGTCACTACCAAAAATATAAAATTCAACCAAGTAAATTTGTAGTAGAAAATAAACTTCTATTTCCTGAAGGGTGTGCAATTAAATATATAATTAGACACCAGGACAAAGGTGGTAAAGATGATTTGTTAAAAGCTATACACTTTATTGAAATGATAATAGAAAGAGATTATTGAGATAATGGATTTGATGAGCTTATCTTTAGTTCTTGCAATTGTACTTTCAACAGTTCTATTTCTTTTTTATTAATTTGAATATTCATATGACCATGTTGTTCACTTAGTGTTTCAACTTTTTGTTCAAGTACAGCAATTTGTGCAGAATAATCGGTAGTAGATCTACTTTCTAATTCTGTTAATTTAGT